TAGTGACAGTGAGTAGGTCGGCGGTGTCAAACTCTTCTGAGTAAAAGCGCGGAGCCCACGAAAGAGCAACTAGTAACTCTGCTAGGAGCCTTCTGTGAGTTCCGCTTGGGTAGGGTTTTCAATCTCCTCGGCAACTACATCTACCGAAATGAGCTTTGCAATGTATTTGTCAAACTCTCCCGGCACCACGATCTTGGCTTGCTTGCAAGCTTCCCACGCTAAGAATGCCAAGTCTTCGACTCCAACACCGTTCGCCATGTCTGACGCTTTGCGCTTGAACCTTCGTTCCCATGCCACAAGTGTGACCAGATTGGTCGTCACTTCGTATGGGTCTTTGCCTTCTTCTGTCACCTTGAGGTGCAGTTTCATTTCTTCTCGCTTTCGTGTCGGACCGATGTGCGGTCAGTTATTAGCTTTCGTCAGAAGTATAAACACCGCCATTGAAGGTGATACTTATTGTTCCTAATGCTCCTAGCGCGGTCACGATTGGTAGCGCAGATAAGAATGTTCCTGTAAAAGTCAGACCCGGATTCGTCGCAGAATCCGCGCCGACTGCTGGTTTTACGATCACATTCGTGGAAGTGCCGACAAGGCTCTTGAGCGTTGCCCAAGTTTCCGTGGCTGCAAAGCTCGCATAGAAGTCAAGTGTGACTGAGTGTGATCCGAGACCTGACACATACTTGCGTGATGTGTCGCCGAAAGCAGTTGCTTCGAGCTGGTCGTAGTTGATGTTCACGGTCGCGCCGGTGCACTGATCGCTGAGATCTACTGCATTGACGGTTACGACTGGGTTTGAGAGATAAGTGCTAGTTGCCATGATTACTCCTTGGATGCTTTCTTAGGTTTAGTTTTAGCAGGTTTTTCTTCTTCTGTGGTTGATACCTCAGCAAGCTCTGTGATGAAGCCACCAGCAAGAAGCGCTGCAACATTGATCCCAGCCTTAGGCACGTACAGATCACCGATCACGCCAAGCTTGTCTGATGCGATTAGGTAGCTCATGCGGTCTGAGCCTGCACTTCAATCATCATCTCGTATGCCGGGAGTACTACCCCACCGACATCAACGCTGGTCGGGGATCCTGATGTTGCTCCGACATTCGCGGTCATTACAGATGCAGCCATGTTGAGAATGTTACCCAATGCGTCAGAGTTGCCCGGACCCATTGAGATGATCTGGACGGGGAATGTCATTTTGGCAATGTTGTAGTTCCACATTGTAAACGATGGTGCCGAGATGAAGACACACGGCGGTCGCAAGTTTCGAGGATCCGTGACGATCGGCAAGGATGTTGCTGTCGCCAGTTTCGTTCCCAGCGCGCTCATCGCGTTGTTGAATAGGTCGGTGTAGTTGGAGACTGTCATGCGCAGGCTGGGCGATCAATGCCGAGTAGTTGTTTGATCTGACCGTTCATGCCGACCACTGGTGTCTGACCCATGTCTTGGAAGCTTGAGAACACATCCACCGTCCCGCGAGATTTGTAAAGCATTCCGCCATACATCACTGTTCCAAGGAATACATCTTGCGATGGAACTGTGGTCAGCGAGTCCACGTATCCCGCTTCCTGCCTACGCCTGTAGCAGAAAGACGAAGAAGCTGCAGCGCATGTTGTCGTGAAGGTCTGGTCGCCAGCTGTCGCGACAGTTATGCCGAGCCAGTCAAGGATGTTCTGACTTGTGATCCAAGTGCATGTCTGGGTGTAAGTAATTGTGCCAGTCGCTGCAACACGAGTGACATCGCTTGCGGTCTTGGCATAAAGCACCTGATTTTGGATCGGCACATTGAAGTCATAGAGCAAGTCGCCGTCATCATCTGTGCCTATGTACAGATATTGGGGAAGTGCCCTGACTGTGTATGTGCCATTGAATGTTGCATCTACTGATGCAACTGTGATGGACTCGCCGACTGCAATCTCCGATGGGGTTAGGAGTTGCAGTACGGCGTAGTTATCCAGCAGGTATTTATTGGTGACGCTGTATGTTGCCATGAGCGGAAGCTCCGCTCTCGACTAAGCCTGAGTGATTTTGCGAATCATTCCGCTGATTGCAGCGAAGGTTGAAACATAACCGTGGAAGCTCATTGTCTTGCCCAAAGTTGAAGGCGTGTCAACGCTCAACAATCCCTGAATGGACTCGTAGAACTCGTAAGCGTCGCCTTGACCTTGACCTACGCGGGTGATGATCATGGTCTTTGCAGCAAAGTTGCTGTCCACGACTAGTTGCAAGCCGAGTGGGTTGCCGTTCCATGATGATGCACTTGCATTGCCAAGAGCGTTCTGACCAGTAAGACCTGCGCCAATGAATGGGAACACTGGGCGACCAGTGGTGTCTGCAAGTTGTCCGAGCTGACCCCATACATCTGGTGACACGAACATGTGCGTAGGTGTCCAGTTGCGGTTGTTGGAAATGTCAACTGCTGAGTCATAAACACTCTTGAGCAAGTCGGCAACGGTCAAGTCCCAAACTCCAGAAGATGTTGCTGCGCTGAGCAAGTTGTCTGCAGCCAAGTTGTCTGAGGCAATCATGTACTCGCCCATCAAGTCATTCAAGATCAGACCCATTGCTTCAGGTGACGTGAATGAAATGTCTTGTGAGGACAAACTCACTTGCCCAGCCAAAGTTGTCTTGCTGATTGAGTTGCTGGCAATGACCATCGTCGTTGCAGATACAGCTGACAATTCAGTGGACTGTGTTGCAACGCTGGTGTGAGTTGTAATTGTTGGACGAATAAAAGTTTTTGAGCGTCCGCCATCTGGATAAGCGCGAGCGCCAACGGCGTTCACTACAGGGCGCAAGAAATTTAGGTCCTGCACTAAAGGTCCCAACACGGGAACTGGGAGCAGACCAGGCGTGTCAGAAGTCAACACATCTCCTGCAGCTGCTTGAAGTGCAGTGCGCTTTGATGCGGAATATTCTGCTACTGCAGCGTTCATGTTCTTGAATGTGTCACCACCGATGTGGTATGCAGCCATGAATTCTCCTGCGCTTGGCAAGATAAATTCGCGCTTTGCTTGTGCGAAAATTGGTGCAGTTGGGATTGTTGCCTCGACTGCTGGTGCGGTTACTTCTGACATAGGTTGCTCCTGTTCTTGGACTTCTGTTTCTATAGTACTTATTTCTTCGGGTTCTTGGTGGATACTTGCTGCGACGGTGGCGATGTTTGCCATGTCGCCAAATGCGCCGATGGGCACAAGGCTGAGCTCCATCCACGATGCTTCTTCAATGATCATCGTTCCCTCATCGTCGTAGGAGAACTTTGTAGGATTTACGCCCACCGAGACTTGATCAATCGTGCCATCTGATGCCATGACTAGCGCGTCGTTGCCTAACGTGGTAGCGCTGATTTTGGCTGTAAACATCATGCCCTGCTCAGTGTCAACACGCTCAGTCACTACGCCGACCGGCTGACTTGCGTCGTGGTACATGAAGAGTCGTGGTGCTTTGCCTGTGACTGGCAATGAGCCCGGACGGAAGATGACAGCTGTCCCATCCGAGACTATTGCAGGCACATTGTAGGGAACGGCTGTACCAGAGATTGAGCGTCGTGGCGCGTCGCCTTGTGCAGCGTCAAGTGTGAAGTCTCCTGCAATTAGTTTGATCATGAATTCGCCAGTCTTTCTTGAGTGTTTTCTTGGACTGGTTCGTCTTCACGATCAGCCATGTAGTTCTCTTCTAAGTATCCTTCTGAGTCGTATTCTACATAAGTCCCGTTCGGTAGAACGGAATTGAGTGAGAACGCTTCTGCGATTGCTTCCGCATAAAGCTTCACACCAAAAATGTAAAGGTCAGCGCGTGCTTGCTGAGATGACTGATAGCTGTATGAGCCTGTGCTTACGCCGACAAGGTATGGCGGCACATTGCCCAGACGCGCCATCTCAAGTGCCGAATAGTTAGCCGACTCAATAAGAAGCATTTTGTCTGGGCTCATCGTGGTGGCTTCATAAGACAAAAATTCATTTAGCGCTGCAGTCTGGTTAGTTGCTCGAGCAGCATTGAATGATGCTGCAAGGTCAGCTAGTTCTTGCGCGCTCAATGGTTCTCCGCCTGTTTGTTTCAGGATTCCGGCAGGGATTGATGAGCTGGCGTTTCGATTGCGCGCTGCTTCTACTTTTAGCGCTGTCTCTACTGCTGACACGCTGGTGTAGATCAGTCCTGTGGTCGGTGAAAGTATTTGCAGAAGATCCTTGGGATCTAGCTCTACGCCGTTGAAATAGATTGCGTTACTTGGAGCGAACCAGACTGGTCCAGCCTGATCAGTGGTGGTGATTGATCCGGATGGCAAGCGTTGGAAGGACGCTGGATAGCCATCGCTCGTCCTGCTTGTAATGTGGACAATGCTCCTGCCGAACATGTAGAGATCATCAAATACCCATGACATAAAATGGGCGTAGGTATTTTTTGGGTCTGGTTGCTTGAGCCATGCGCGCGGTTCAATGTAAACCTTTTGCATTCGTTCGCCGTCCCAGCGCATGTTGTACATGCGAAGTGGCATACATGAAATGACTGATGCCATAAGATCACGACAGCGACTTACCGCTGGGATCGTCATTAGTTGATTTCGTGCTTCGCCTTCGCGCCAAGAATAGTACTGATTGAAGACATTGACTTTTGAGTTCATGTTGGCGTAGCTGTTGTCACCGGCAGCAGCCGCCTTGACTGGTTGTGGTGAGATCGCAGCCTTATTTACTTTGCGCGAGAAGATTGCCATGGTTCTATCGTGCCATACTTTCTATTGATTTAGGTGGAGTCGCGCATCAGGGTCTTCTCCGACGAAAGGCTCGACGCACGACTCCGCGCCGATCTTAGTTGGCAACCACGACAAGCTGTGGCTTCCCACGTGAGTGACGATTGCCAGCAACGATTGCAGTTGAAAAGATCATTGTCCTGCATAGTTCTATCGGTCCGGGTGAGCGCTGAGAGCTGACAGCGATAGAGCCTTGTGTTCGGACTGAGACAGCGCGCACGACATGCTCTGCCAATGCCATCTCGCCAGTGTGCACAATTTGCTTTTCACGGATCAATCCTTGAACAGCTGGAGTCCACTTCAAGATTTCGGCATAGCCCACAATGACTCGACGCGCTTGCAAATATGGCGGACATTGCAGATCAACTGTTGGCGTAAAAGCAAATTTGACGGACGGGTCTTTGGCGATTGCGCGCACATGTTCCCAGAGCTGTGTTTGGGTATCGCACGTGAACGCGACAGTGACACCGATTTTGCCGTCCGGCAGAAGGACAGATCTTGTGGCGTAGTAGTGAGAGTCGTTGAAGTCCACTTCCACTGCTACCACTCCGCCAGCTGGTAAAGGTTCGCTAGTGGCGAGCTGACTCCAGAGTCCTTGCGGAAGCCATGAGCGGTCGGTGGCAATCCAAAGGTTGACGCTGGATCGCAAGAAGCTAGCGCGGTCGGGGAGCTGGGACTCTGACTCAATGGTGCTCATCTCAAGGGTCTTCCCTAGCGCTGGGTTCGCATAAGCCCAAGCAATCGGATCCATCGGATCAAGATCTGGTGGCGGCGACCACTCACGAAAGTGAAAATTCGTCGGCTGATGTGTGTCAATCAGACGCAAGCCCATTTCTCGATATCGCATCATGACCTTGGATTCTTCTGTGCCGGCAGTGGACCACATACTCAGAAGAGGGAAGCGTCTTGCGCGCATAGTTGGGGTGATGCCGCCGTCAATTACTTCTTCATCAATTCCCCAGACCTCGTCCACCAGCGCAAGGTCAACGGACAGACCGTGAGCTGCATTCGGCTTTGCAGATCGGACTAGAAGCTTTGATCCGTCAGGGAGTTTTGCAGCTAGGCGACCGTAAGACCGCGTCAGCTTTGCGTCAAAGTACTGCTCCAAGATCTCAGCAATTTCTTCATAGATCCCGGCAGCGCTGTCAAGACGATGTGCCATCAAAAGGATGGTCTGCTTTTCACCACGGATCTTTGGCATTTCGGTCAACCACCATCCAGCCAAAGCGCGCAAAGCAACTGACTTGCCTTGCTGTCGAGCACAAGACACCAAAGAGCTACGAGTCACCAGCTCTAAGCCGGCATCATCAGAGAACGCAAGCTGATCGGCAAGCGCTGCAATCTGCCACTCCATCAGATCTACGCCCATGAACTTGCGTGCCCATTCCACGACCCCATCCACGTGAGAGCCCTTCTGCTCTGGGCTCATCGTTGCCAAGCGCGGCTGATCGTGACCAGTTCCCGCTAGTCCGCGCTGGTCGTCGCTGTTTGGGGAGAAATAGAACGA